CATTGCCCACATGATGAGTCGGGCATAACGGTATAACCGGCGCATTTTCACGTTTCATTCCTAATCGTCTGATGTGGTGTAAATGGCTAGGCGTTTCACCGTATCCCAAATGTCGGCACAATGAACAACCAAGGTTAACCAACTTTTCAAATTGTTTACGCTGCGCTTTGGTCAACTTGAGCCTCAGTCCATTCTTGAAGATCAACCACCACAATTTGCATATCCACCGCAATGTCCGCTGCTGCGTCATATTTGCCCTGCAATACAAGTTTTTGGTATTGATGCAGCATTGCTTTAAGTTTAATTAGGCTTTCAGAATAATCTTTCATTTGGTTTTTCTCTGTTCAATAATGATTGATTCGTATTTTTTCTGTAATTCAGCAATCAAATCACCCAAAATATCGGCTTGAATTACCCAATGTGAAGCTATAAATGACTCTGAGTATTTAATTTTAGTTTCTTCATTAACAGAAAAATAAGCCGTGAGTGTTCTCATTTGGTTATTTTCTCAATTTGTCGGTTACTGGCTTGCTCGGTGCGCCAGGCATCAAATCGCATCTGTGCGCTAGTCATACGCCATTTAAGCAACTCGGACTGCTCGGTCGCTGCCCCAATTGCATCACAATGGGTTTGATACTTTGGATTTGCGTAAGCCTCTCGTTCTTGCCCCCCAATGCTAGTTTCTCCTGATTCTTTCATTAAGATAGCTTTTAGGCTTGACTTGAACGCCTCCAGTTGCGCCAGTTCGCCCTTTGCTTTGGCATATGCCGGCGCATTGTCCCAAATGTATTCAATCGCTGGGTGTGGGCTGTATTCACTCATTTAAGTAACTCCCATGCAGTTGCTGCACATAAAGGGACTTGTGCATTTCCAATGGCTTTAAGTCTGTCCACCCTGGCGGGAATCCCATTAGCCACTCTGAGAACATTGGGTTCGGTACTCCACCAAGACAATCGGCTAGATTGTGATTTGTGCCGTGCCTTACTCGAAAACCTGACCCGCTCATTCCTTTGTAATCCCGTGTGGTTGGCGTTACATACTGCCCTAATCCAAATCCTCTCTCTGAGATGGTTTGCACCAACGTCGGCAGCTGATACAACGCCCCATTTTGCATCAAACCCCATTTTGGAAAGGTCTGCAAGGACAACTCCAAGTCCTCTAGAAGTGAGGATTGGGCTGTTTTCCACAAAGACGTATTGGGGTCTAACCTCGCCAATGATCCTTGCCATGTGTTTCCACATTGAGGATTTTGGGCCTTCAATTCCTCCCCCCCCCCCTGACGCTGAAATGTCTTGGCAGGGAAACCCGCCAGATACAACGTCAACAATTCCTCGCCACGGGTATCCGTCAAAGGTTTGACAGTCATCCCATATCGGGAAAGGCGGGAGAATTTTGTCATTTTGTCTGGCGCACAGTACGCTTGCTGGGTATTGTTCCCACTCAACGGCGCAGACGGTTCGCCATCCAAGTAGGTGTCCCCCAAGAATTCCTCCACCAGCGCCTGCGAAAAGAGCCAACTCATTCACTTAGTCCCCTTTCATTTATGTCGTAAAACCAATCGTCACCGGCTGACCATTTGCGTGACCCGTCTACAGTCCAAATGTGGCGTGATGCTTGAAAGTCTGGAAAGTCCGTCTTAGCTGGTATTAACGACTGATCGTACCAAAGGCATCGGTTATTAGGTTGCGCTGCAAATTGTCCATTATCCAACCGGATAAAGTTAAATGACTTATGTTCTTCAGCAACTTCAGTAAAACCTGTGTCTACATCCATACCCTCGGCACAAAAATCTACCGTGAACAAGTATTTTCCAAAATGCCATTCTTTGTCTTTTCCTAAAAATTTAACCCCAAGGTTACGCAAGCCAATTTTTTCATGCACGGTAAATCTGTATCCCATGCAATCCCACAACTGCAATATGTCGTAATCCAGATCACCATGCTTGGTATTCCAAACATAGGCTTGGATAGGCAGTTTGTCGTACAAAGCGCCATACCTTGGCAACAGGCTTTCAATGCGAAACACTTGCCCACGGATTGCTTTGATGCTTACCCAAATGCAAGGCTCAAGCTCACCATGTCCTTTCTCAAAGTTGTACAAATACTCACGCCGCACAAAGCACTTGATTGGCGGTAAGTTTCCAATGATGTAACTCATATTAAATCCATCTGCTTTGGCATAACCTTCCATTCTCGTTCGGCCCGACCACTTTTGCTTTGCACGTTGCGACCAGTTAAAAGAATTTCATGATTGCGTTCTAATTCACTAAGACGCCTGGCAACTTGATTGCCATCGAGTCCTGTAATCGTGGCTATACCGTCTTTTCCCATTGCCCCATATTTGCATAAGGCTTGAATAATGATTGTGGCGTGTTGAGCCGCTAAAGCCTTTGCAGAGTCAGCAGCCGCCCAACTGGTTGACGGGTCGGTGTTTCGAGCGACTTGGTTCATTTTGTCACCTCGTCCAATGCGTAAAGTTTTACACCTTCACAATTTGGCGTTAATTCTTCCCAAACTTTGTTTTCTGCGTCGTATTCAAAAACACCAACTGGTTGCAACGCTTTTAACTCATAAGCTGCGGCAAGAGCTTTGTCAATTTCATAATATTTTTTGGGTTTAAAGGCCGAACAATTTTTTAACGCATCAATAATTAAATCAATTCTGCTCATAGCATCACCAGGCTTAAAAGTGGAAAAAAACCAAACACAAGTGCCAGCATTAACAAACCGACAACCCAAGCAATAGGCGGTATGCGTTCGTCAGCTTGCGTATAGCGTGTTTGGTTACGCATTGTGCGAGTGGTGCGGCCTGTCCAGTTAGGATCGCCTAAGTCAGTCAGAAAGGGCCAGTTACGCTTATTCATTACCGTCCTCCTCGTTAGCGGTGACGGTTTCAATGTGGTTAACGTCGATAAAGTGTGTGTACATTGGCACAGCACACATCAACACTTCGTCACGATCAATCTTGATGTACGGTTCGCCATTGCTATCTGTTTTTACGCCATCAGCAAATTGATCCATAAGCTCTGCAATCTTTTTGTCGGTCAGCTCACGGCTAAGTTCACGCATCAACTGGCGCTTGCCCTCGTCTGTCATTTGGATGTATGAGTATTTCATCGCTTACCCCTTGAACCCGTTGGCTTTTAGGAATTGCTGCTCGTCTGGGCTTGCCATGCAGATCGCCATCATGTGTTTTTGCAAGTATGCCGCTAGCTTTGCACGATTCTTGTCGGATGGGTCTGCTTTAAATGCTTGGATTAATTTGCTCATTTATGTACCTTTTGTCGTGGTTGATGGTGCAGTAAGGTAGAACGTTTAACTTGTTAGAGGGCTGACTCGCATACTACCGTGACCCTTTTCTACCCCAATGAGAACGCGGAACTACTTCTCGGCGGTGGTTTCCCGTTAAATCTAATAAACCTTACTGCATGACTAATATTAAGCTATCTAAACACTAATTACATAGGTGTTAACCCTAGTTTTTGCAATTATTTTTAATTTATTTGGATTTTTACAACAAAACGCCCCAATTAAGGGGCGGTCGATGGAACAAGGAGTGAACAACACCGACAATTTATTATAAGTTGTTTTTACGCTTGTAGAACGCTAGTAAATACTGAAAACAATCCCATGCAGAGGCCAAATCATCCTCTGAATGTTCGATCAATTTAACATCACCTTCGGCAGTAAAAAACACATTGGCGCATCTGGCTGTGGGTTTGCCAAGGCCGACACGGTAGGCAGCCAATTGCATCAGTTGTTCGTGATACGGCACAACCTTGTCGAGCTTGTCTTTGCTCTTAAAGTCGATCACGATGTTTTCAGCAATCAAATCCACCTTGCCGCCAAACCCCTCATAAGCAAACGAGCGTTCTGCCTCCCAAGTTTGGTCATGCCCAAAATGGATTCTGATCGACGCATCAACCTGGTTAACGTAAACAGGGTAATTGTCTTGTTCGCCACGGTAAAAACGCTCAAGCACCCCATGCATTTGTGTGCCACGATCCATAGCGTCACGGCCTGTAGATTTAGAATCGGACATAACCCGTTCTAACCAGTTTCCTTCTGTTTCGCCAGCAATGCGTGGCAACGTCAGCGCAGCCAATAATACTTGTTGTTGCAACCAGTTTGATAAGCCAGGCTTTGCAACCAATCCCAAAACCGTAGTTACCGACGGTACTAAATTGAGTTCCCGTGCGTCACGAACCGTTGTGTTGCGTTCTTTGCCGTTCTTGCCAATGATCTTGTACGCTGGTGAACCGTCAGCTGCGTACCAATGGCCTGATTCTGAGTCTGCTGATTTGATAATCATTTTTGCACCTGTTTAGCTAGTTGTTTAAGCATCTCGATTGCATCTTGTAGGTCTTGCATGGCCCGTGCGTCTAAGACCATGTTTTCGTACCATTGTTGCAATCGCCAAGAAATAAGTATTGCTTCTTCTGATTGAGTCATTTAATTTTTAATAACGGACATTAATTTTTCAAGTTTTCCGTTTTTATCTAACTCTGACAAAACAGACATAGCGGCAGCGGTACGTTCAAGCAAAACAACATAACGATCTAATTTATCAAAATTAGCCATTTTTTCAATTGCTGCCATACCCGTCATCAAATCATGGGCAGATTTACGAACTGAACCGCTTACTTTTTTTGATTGTTCCATTAAATTTTGTTCTGATTTTTGCATTTTTTGCAAAGACGTTTCAAGCATTTTTGACGATTCGTCAATTATTAACGTAGCATCTTCAAAATCTTTTGACATAATTTTTGCCCTATTTTTAAAATAATCGTTAACTTTTATGTGACCAACAATGCTTTTGTGCGCTGCTTTTTTATCCCAAATAAGTCCTTTGCTATCTTGACCACATGGAAAAATGCCGCCAAGCGTAATAGTTTCTAATCCATGAAACATAGCAACCCCTAAAAAGGTACATCGTCTTGCATATCTTCAAGCGGAATGACTATTCCTTCTTTAATTGCTCGATACGCATCTGACTTAGGTTTTGCAGGCACAGCTGGTGCATCTTCAGCAGGCCGACCACCAAGCATCTGCATCTGGTCAGCAACCACCTCAGTTGTGTATTGATCCACGCCATCTTTGTTCTGCCACTTGCGAGTAGTCATACGACCCGCTACAAAGACCTGTGAGCCTTTTTTTAGGTAATCGGCACATATTCCTGCCAACTTGCCAAACGTCGTTATTCTGACCCATTCTGTCGTTTCCTTGGTTGCGGTCTTGTAACCCACCGCAATTGAGAAATTACAGATTGCATTAGAGTCAGCGGTGTAACGTACTTCAGGGTCTTTGCCCAAGCGCCCAATAAACTCGCAGCGGTTAAGATCGTTTGCCATTATTGTTGTTCCCAGTTTGCTTTAATTCCGTCATACATCGCTTTCAAGACGGGCTGTTGTTCTTTCAGGCATTGTGTCCAAGCCAGTCTAAATATGTCCTTCAGGCTTTCGTAACTGACCGCTGCCGCCATTTGGTCAACTGTTGCATCCATATCTATGCCTTTGGGTTTTTCAACCTTTGGTGGCGCTGATTTAACGGCAGATTCACCATCATCGTCAGCCGAGGCAACGCACATGGCTGTTTGGATTGAGTACCTCTTTGCGTAGCTCAAAGCTGAACCGAAACCCTGACTGTCGTGTTTGCTTGCAGGCACAAACAGTTTGCCAAATGACATTTCTTGACCTGATTCGTGAATAATCACGGTTTCCACACAAACACCACCTTCGGCATCGTGTGTCTTTTGTACAACGGCTAATCCGTTTGCAGACAAATGCGGTCTAACAGCGTCGATGACTGATGCCAGACTTGAGTATGCAGATTTAAAGTGTGGGTTTTTACTATCTTTGGCTGCGTGTGACATTGCTGCCTGAGCCGTGACTAATGCTTTTGCTAGTTCTTTCATTTATGCACCTGTATGTTGTCCTGACGGGTATGTCAGTAAATAGATATTAAGGTATCTAAATACAGAACGCAAGCGGAAAACTCAAGGTTAAATATTTATTTGAGTTTCTTTGACAACCAATGTTAAGATTGCTACATGAATACAACAGAAATCATCCAAACATTAGGTGGCACATTTGCCGTAGCCAAGCTCTGCCGTGTCAGCCCACCAGCTGTATCGCAATGGCGCAACAATGGTTTGCCTGGTGATAAGTTAGTGTTGCTAGCTGCCGAGCTTGAAAAGAAATCAGATGGCAAATGGACTAGAAAAGAAATCCCCAACTGGCAACAAATCTGGCCTGAGTTGCATTAGACTGATTGAGCCTTTAGCAAGCATGAAACAAACAATGATAAGGGTCGTGTTTCACCAGGTTAGCTTTAGACCTTGACACATCGGAAAGACGGTGGCAGAATTGAATTGTTGTCGTGGAAGATAACTAAACCGTTTTAGTCTGTACCTTGAGCCTTCGGGCTGACATCCTTAAAAAAGATGTTCTTCCACCAAGATACAGATTAAAGCGGTTTTTTTATTTTCTTTTGATAACCGTCAGAGAGCGTTATCTAATAGGGTTAAATCGCCCGTACTCAAGAAAGATTGGCTGGTCTACACCCGACTGCAAGCCACGTAGCCTTAAATGGGGACTACACAAGATTAGAGAACACGGTGGGACAAGACTCTAACTCGATTGAACATTAACTCCGGTAGGATTGGTATTGTTCTG